CTGGCGACAATAAGCCAAAGCGTACACCCGGCAAGCCTAAGAAAAGCGCGGTTTTGGCCAAGAAAGGTAGCGAAGTTAAACTGGTGCGGTTTGGCGATCCAAACATGACCATCAAAAAAGCACAGCCGGGCAGGCGCAAGAATTTTAGAGCCAGACACTCATGCGATACCGCAAAAGACAAATTTTCGGCCAGATACTGGTCGTGTAAGGCTTGGTAAGAGGATTAAATCATGTCGATTATGCGAGAGTTGATGAACAGAACTAGGGCCCCAGAGCCAACCAGACCAGAAGCTATGCCCAGTTTTGGCCCAATGTCTGGCGGCGTCAATGTTGGCGCTCCTGCGAATCTTGGCGGGTCTCTTGGAGGCATGGGTGCCGACCCAAGCATTATTGAGCGCATTAAAGCGTTGGCGGCAAATTATTCTGGCCAATCCGCGCCCAATCCACAGGCTCAGTTCAGCAACCTGATGGGGACTGTCCAAGGAGGCGGGGGCGGCTCTGCGCCGATGTCTAACCCGTTTATGGGCGGCTCCCCATTCGGATTTAATATTGACCAAAGTCAAATTGACAGAATCAGGGAAATCATTCGCCAGCGGCAACAGCAGATGGCACAGCCTACGCCACAGCAACCGCAAATAGATCCCGCAGAAGTAAGGGCTCGGCTCGATGCCTTTCTGGCCAACAACCCGAACATGGGGCCCATGTCATTGCCTTTTGGTGGCACTATCGACATAGCTAACCTGCGAGATCGAATGGCGCGCCTATCTACACTCATGGGTCGCGGGATGAGCTTCCAAGACGCCATGGGAAATCAGCGTGCGGCTATTGCACAAGGTCACGATCTTAATAACGATGGGATTGTGACTGACGAGGAATACAGACAGTCGACTAGCAGAGCGACTGGATCAGGCGCAATATCTGACCGAATTAATGCGTTGCTTGGAGCGGTGCGCGGCGGCGGAGGGCCCTGATGCCAAAGGCAAAAGCAAAAGCGAAGCCGAAGAAAAAGGCCAAATCTCGGGTCAATGAAGCGGGCAATTACACCAAGCCAACGCTTCGAAAAAGAATTTTTGAGCGCATAAAAGCTGGCGGAAAGGGTGGAAAGCCGGGCCAATGGTCAGCACGGAAGGCGCAAATGCTGGCTTCTGAGTACAAAAAAGCTGGGGGAGGATACAGGGACTAATGGCTCTCAAGAAGTCGCAAAAGTCCCTGAAGAAGTGGACGAGGCAGAAATGGCGCACTAAGTCTGGCAAGCCAAGCACGCAAGGGCCCAAGGCCACAGGCGAGCGATATTTGCCAGAAAAGGCTATTAAGGCTATGTCCGACAAAGAATATGCGGCGACTACCAGAAAGAAGCGCGCAGACACTAAGAAAGGCAAACAATTTTCAAAGCAACCCAAGAAGGTTGCCAAAAAGACGGCGAGGCATCGCAAATGAAGATGGACGAAAAGAAAGCCGACCTTAACAATGACGGCAAGCTGTCTGGCTACGAAAGAAAACGTGGCGAAGCGATTGCTCGCAATCTAAACAAAGGCGGTTACGTCGAAGTTCAGGGACGTGGCTGTGGCGCTATGATGAACAATAGGCGCAAAAAAACCCGAATCCCCAGATCGTGAGGTTGTTATGAAAATGAAAGCTAAAGGCATGAAGAAGGGCGGCATGATGAAGTCCAAGGGTTATGCTAAGGGCGGCGCTATGAAAACCAAGGGCTACGCTAAAGGCGGGGCCATGAAGACCAAGGGCGCATCAAAAGGCGGCAAAATGCGAGTGCGGCCACCGTCAGGCAAAAAGAGCGGCTTATACGGGAGATAGATGGCTTATTTGCAGAGTAATATCCCGCACTTCAAGTGCTGGGTACGCAGGGAGTACACGCATAACCATCAAAAATACCACGGCGAATTTATTCACGCCATGGCTATTGCGGTCACTACAATGCCCACCCGTTGCCTTAGCTTCCAGTTAATTTTCACGGGGGCTGAGACATACGACACCGACGAGCCGAATGTTCACGGCGGAGCGATGTGGGCGAGAATGCCGATTACTGCGCTGGTGGGCGATACTCCGATGGAGGAGTGGCCAGAGCCAATGCCCGTTTGGGCGGCTCAGCCTTGGGATTGTAGCTCTCATCATCATGCCGTTTATGTGCTTGACAGAGCAACGCCGTGCCCTTGGCTCGCGCTTATTGACGGGGAGATGTACCCCGCCAAATATTATTTCACTGTGGATTATGCCGAAAACGAGATCGCTGACGATCCCGCTCAGCACAAACAAAGCCATGTTCTTGAGCTACTAGATGCGGGGCCATGGACAGGCAACATAGTGGCGTTGCCAAACAATCGAGTGCGGGTGACGCACCCCGCATGGTTTGAGACCGGAGAAGGCGCTCCAGACTTCCGACCCTCTCAGCATATCCATTATTCAAAATCTGATTTAGACTACACCTTGGACGTAAATCAGGTTTTCAACAACCTATACGCGGGTGCTGAAGATGGCGACGAGCGGCAGTAAAGATTTTGAGTTAGATGTAGCGGATTATGTAGAAGAGGCGTTTGAGCGTTGCGGATTAGAGCTTCGCACTGGTTACGACCTCAAAACGGCCCAGCGGTCCCTTAACCTGATGCTTGCGGAGTGGGCTAATCGCGGCTTAAACCAATGGACAATCAATCAAAAATCAATAAGTGCAGTAAAAGATACTATTGTATACACGATTGATTCGACCAATCCGACTTCTGTGATTGACGTGCTTGACGTGTTTGTTAGGGAAACCGTCTCTGGCACAACGACGGATTTGCCGCTGACGAAGCTGTCTCGTGCCGAGTACGCCCACATTGCGACAAAAACGAGCACAGGCAAGCCCAATCAATATTTTATTGATAAGCAAATCAGTCCGACAATTACGATCTGGCCTGCGCCAGACAAAAGTTCAACATATACCCTATACCTCAACACGCTCAGCCGAATGGATGACGCGGACGCTGGCACAAACACCATGGAAGTGCCATTCCGCTTTTATCCATGCCTTGCGGCCGGTCTTGCCTATTACATGGCGCTAAAACGGACCCCCGAGAAAGTACCTTTGCTAAAACAGCTTTACGAAGAAGAGTTTGAGAGGGCCTTGTCGCAAGACCAGTCTCGCGCGTCTTTCCGTGTTGCGCCTGATTTGACGATATACAGGATTGCCTAGTGTCGTTTAGCGGCGGAAAAAACGCTTACGGAATCTGCGACATTACTGGATTCCGATATAAGCTGAAGGACATGAAAAAAACGTGGGATGGCCTGCTTGTCGGCCCCGATCAGTGGTCTCCCAAGCATCCTCAACTGCAAAGAAAGCCATCTACTTTTGACCCAGAGGCTGTGCGGAACGCAAGAGTCGATCCATCAAGCGATGGCAATGATGGCAACTTCTTTATGGTGTATACAAATGTGGGCAATGGCATACTAGGCGCGGAAATTGGCACGTTTCAAATTAACAGTGCAGTTGGCACTGTGGAGGTCACGATCACATGAGCTTCACGCTTGCGAGTCTGAAATCGACCATTCAAGATTATCTACAGGTCGACGAGACCACATTCAATGCGAATTTGAATACGTTTATTCGTGAAAGCGAAGATCGTATTTTTAAGAACGTAGAATTACCCGAGCAACGCCAGAACGTAACGGGCAATATGACCGCCACCAAGCGCTTTTTGGCTACGCCCTCGGATTTTTACGCGCCGTTTTCTTTGGCGGTGATTGATAGCAATGTCTATCATTATCTGGAGTTCAAGCACCCCCGCTTCTTGAAGCAATATGCGCCTAACTCAACCACCGAGGGCAGGCCAAAGTATTATTCTTTGTTTGATGACACGGCGTTTGAGCTTGCTCCGGTGCCTGATTCGAATTACTCAGTGGAGTTGCATTATTTATATAAGCCGGGCAGTTTGACCGCCGAGGGTGACTCGGGCACCACTTTGTTGTCTACCGAGCATCCAGATCCGTTGTTATATGGGGCTTTGGTAGAGGCGGCAATATTCTTAAAAGAGCCTATGGATGTTGTACAGACTTTTGAAGCTCGGTTTAAGGAAGGGATCGCGAGGATGAAGAACGTCAGCGAGGGACGTGCGACTCGTGATGAGTATCGTTATGATTTATTGAGGATAGGTGTAACCTAAAATGTCTAAAATCAGGGAGCTAGAGGGCAAGAAAATTGCCATCTTGGGGCTAGGTGCCTCTCAAATTGACTACGTTATATCGGTAGAAAACAGCAAAGAATGGGATGAGGTGTGGTGCATCAACTCATCTCTCGCTGTCTTTGATTGTGATCGGGTCTTTATGATGGATCCAGCATCGCGGTATTTAGATACCGAGGATGCGGGGAATCAAACCGATGTAATGCGTAAATTATTGCCTACGTTTGACAAGCCAATTTACTCATGTGAGCTTGATGAAAGGGTGCCAGCAATCGTTGAATATCCGATTGCCGAGGTCATAGAAGATCAAAAATGCGCTTATCTCAACAACACCGTGGCTTATGCCATCGCTTTTGGCCTATATAACAAAGTCGGCCACATGGAT